TTTAAAATTGATCATCCATCAATGCCTGGGTATTATTTAATACATTCATCATTAGAAGGACCCGAACGTGGAATTTATTATAGAGGTAAATTAAAAACTGCTGAAGTAATTGAATTACCTGATTATTGGGAAGATTTAACTGATGACATTAATATAACTGTACAACTTACTCCAATTGGTAATGCATGTCAACATTTTGTAAAATCAGTTACTAAAAAAGAAATAGAAGTAGGTTGTGAATGTGGAAAACCCCATTGTTATTATATAGTTCATGCTCATAGAACTAATGAAGGTCCATTACAAATTTTAGAACCTAAAATAAAAGGTAAAAGTCTCTAGGAAGAGTAAATAAATTTTATTATATTAAATGTTATGAATATTCTAGCTGCTACAAGCTTTATTGGGATTACTGGTTATGCTAATCATGCACAATCTTTTTTTACAGCTTTAGATAAATTAACCCCTGTTAAAGTTAGAAATTTTACTGTAGGTAAAAAATGGCAAGGCTATAACTTAAAACCACACGATAAAGAACCATATCTTACACCTCAGATGAAAAAAATGCTTCATCAACAGGTATTATTTGAAGGAAATGGAGAAAGAGTATGGAGACCTATTTATTCTTATCAGGATAATTTTAAAGCCGATATTAATATAATTTTAAACGAACACGATCATCATTTATTTTATGATGATTATGATGGGTATAGAATAGGATATAATGTATGGGAATCAACTGAATATTCACCTCAATTTTTTAATCAATTACTTAAATTAGATGAATTATGGGTACCTACTGAATGGCAAAAAGAAATATCAATAAATCAAGGTTATCCAAAAGATAAAATATTTGTAATACCTGAAGGAGTAGATGGTAATATTTTTAAACCACCTTCAAGGCCTAAAAAGAAAAATAAATTTCAATTTGCTATAGTAGGTAGATGGGATTATAGAAAAGGAGTAAAAGAAAGTATAGAAGGATTTCTTAAAGCTTTCCCAAATAATCAAGATGTTGAATTATTATTAAATGTTGAAAACCCCTACCCTGTAGATGGTATGAATTCTACAGAAGAAAGATTAAAATATTATGGTTTAGAAGATGATAGAATTAAAATATTAAAATTTTTAAATAGAAAAGAATATATCCAATTATTACAAAATTCAGATGCTTTAATATCTTGTGCTAGATCAGAAGGATGGAATCTACCTTTAATAGAAGCTTTAGCATGTGGTACACCTTCAATATATACTAAATGTTCAGGCCAATTAGAATTTACTAAAGGTAAAGGGTTAGGAGTTGAAATATTAGGTGAGGAACCTGCTACAAATAATGAAAATTTATCATATGAACATAATATACCAGGTAATTTTTATACTCCTGATTTTAATAGTTTGGTAAATAGAATTAAAGATGTATATAGTAATTATAGTGTATGGAAAAAATGGCATTTACAATATTCTAAAGAATTACGTGAAGAATTTTCTTGGAAAAATCAAGCTAAAAAAGCATATAAAAGATTACAACAAATTGATTTAACATCAATCCCTCAAAAACCTTATTTAGAAGTAAATTTTGTAGATGGTCCCTATGTTTGTTTAAGAAATGCTAAACAGGAATATAAAGTAGATTTTATAAATCAAGATACAGGAAAAAATGAATATTCTGTAAATTTAAAAAATAATCATTGGGGAAAAACTTATTTTAAATATTTTATTAATTGGGATATTCAATTAAAAGATTTACAAGGTAATCTTATTGCTTCTCACAAATATGATGCTACTAATAAACGTGTTTATATTGCTTGTGGTTCAAAATCATTAGGTGATACTTTAGCTTGGTTTCCTTATGCATTAGAATTTAAGAAAAAACATAATTGTCATTTAATTGTTTCTACTTTTTGGAATAAATTTTTTAAAAATAAATATCCCGAATTAACTTTTGAAGAACCTGGTATTGAAGTACCTAATTTATATGCAATGTATGAGTTAGGATGGTATTATGATGGTGAAACTGATATTTTAGATAAATTTAAACAACCATATGATCCAAAATCATTTAATTTACAACAAACTGCAACTAATATTTTAGGTTTAGAATATAAAGAAATTATACCTAAAATAGAATATAAAGTAAAAGATAGACCTTGTAAAGAAAAATATATTTGTATTTCACCTCATGCTTCAGCAGGAGCTAAATATTGGCAACACCCAACTGGATGGCAGGATATTATTGATTATATTAATAATACTTTAAAATACAAAGTTCTTTTAATTTCACATGAGGGACATAATGATTCTTTTCATAATTCAAAATTACCAGGAGGTAAAAAATTAAAAAACATTGTAGACTTTACTGGTGATCATCCTATAGAAGATATAATGAATATTATTCATCATTCAGAATTATATATAGGAGTATCTAGTGGTTTAGCTTGGTTAACATGGGCATTAAATAAACCTACATTAATGGTTTCTGGTTTTAGTTCAGAATGGACTGAATTTTCTTCTAAAATGACTAGGATTATAAATAAAGATGTATGCAATTCTTGTTTTAATAACCACAAATTAGATGCTGGGGATTGGGACTGGTGCCCATCTCATAAAGACACACCTAGACAATTTGAATGTACTAAAAAAATCTCACCTGAAATAGTAATAGAAGGTATTATTAGCAGTCTTGTTTAATATTTATTATAGAATAATCGATTAAAACAAATGGCTACAATAAGCACTTCAGGAATAGCGAGTGGAAGTATCATTCGTGCGGAACAGGTTCTAAGAATAATTGAAGCATTAGATGGTACTGCCAATAATGATGTAATTGTATCAGGATCTATTGATATCACAGGAAGTTTTGGAATAAGAAGTGGTAGTATAACAAATACTGCTAGTGCACCTTTTATGCTTGCTTATAACACTGGTAGTGGTGCTGTAACTTTTACACAAAGAAATTCAACTTCAGGTACAAGTGGTACATCAGGTACATCAGGTACATCAGGTTCATCTGGTACTTCAGGTACTTCTGGTTCTTCAGGAACATCAGGATCTTCAGGTTCATCTGGAACCTCTGGTTCATCAGGAACATCTGGTACAAATGGTACATCAGGTGCAGCTGGTGGTGATGGAGATAGGTATAAATCAACTTCATCTACGAATGAAACAATAGCTATTGCTTCTAAAACTTTTGTAATAGGCACTGGTTTATCTTGGACAAATGGACAAACCGCTATTATTACAGATGCTACTAATGCTGCTAACTATATGGCAGGGGAAGTTACTGCTTATAATTCAGCTAATGGTAACTTTACTGTAAATGTTACAGTAATAGGTGGTTCTGGAACAAAATCAAGTTGGGTTATTAACCTATCTGGTGAAGTAGGAGCTGCAGGTACATCTGGTACGTCTGGTTCTTCAGGATCTTCAGGTTCAAGCGGTTCATCAGGAACATCTGGTACAAATGGTACATCAGGATCTTCAGGATCTTCGGGATCTTCAGGAACGTCTGGTACAAATGGTACTTCAGGATCATCTGGTAGTTCAGGTACATCTGGACAACTTAATGCTACTGGTTCTCAAGCACTATCAGGTTCTCTTATAGTAACTGGAAGTGGTGGCCCTGCATTAAGAGTAAGTGGTAGTACAACACTAACAGGAAGTTTATTTGTTAGTGGAACAGTAAGTGGATCATTTATAGGAGATGGATCAGGATTAACAGGTATAGGAGCTTTTCCATTTACAGGATCTGGGACAGTATCTGGATCACTTATAGTAACTGGTAGTGGAGGTAATGCCCTTAAAGTTAGTGGTAGTACTGCATTATCTGGAAGTTTATCCGTTAGTGGAAGCACAGCTTTAACAGGAAGTTTATTACACAGTGGTAGTATAATATTATCAGGAAGTTTATTACAAAGTGGTAGTACACAAATTACTGGTTCTACTTTATTATCTGGTTCTTTATTATTAACAGGTAGTAGTGCGGCCGCATTAAGAGTAAGTGGTAGTACATCTTTAACCGGTAGTTTATCAGTTAGTGGTAGTACAACTTTATCAGGAAGTGTTTTAATAGCTACTTCTAGCATTATTCAAAATAATAATCTTCCCGCTATACTTTCTTACAACACATCTTCAGGAGTAATAGCTTATACTACAGGTAGTTTAGGTGGGGGTGGTGGTGCTTTCCCATTTAGTGGATCTGCAGAAATTACAGGTTCATTATCAGTAACAGGATCTGCATTTGTAACATCATTAACAGAAACTTCAGCTTTAAGATTTAAAGAAGACATTGAAGATATGGATAGTGAATTAGATTCTATCTATAGCTTAAGACCAGTTAATTTTAAATGGAAAGAAACAGGAGAAGAAGATAAAGGTTTAATAGCAGAAGAAGTAAATTTAATTTATCCTGAATTTGTATCTTTAAATATAGATGGTACAACGCAAGGTATCAAATATAGTAAACTAATCTCAGTATTAATTAAATCAGTACAAGAATTAAAAGACGAAGTAGATTCACTTAAGTCTCAAATAGATGGCTAAAAATATAAGAATAGTACCGGCATCTGGTTCTATATTTTTTACAGCAGATGGTTTTGATGTAACGGGTTCAATAAGGTTACAAACTGTTGGTAGTACAGAGAATGTACAATTTATAGATGGTGAAAATAATGAATCTCTTATATTAATACATAAAGATGCTGCTAGAGTAGGAATAGGAACAGTATCAGCATCAGCTAAATTAGAAATATCTTCATCATTAGATGAAAATATATTTTTAGCTGGTAATGAAAGTGCTAGTGTTACAGTAAATAAAGAAGGTATTATAAAACTTTCTGAGTTTGGTGGAACACCCGCAATTGTAGATGGGGGTTTATATTATAGTTCCTCTAATTTTTTTGTTGGAATTTAAATATTTATAATAAATTAAAATATAAAATATGGCAGCTTGGAAAAAACTGATTTATTCAGGATCTGATGCAGAATTAAATAATTTAGATGTACTAAAAGCCTCAGGTTCATTTTCGGGATCTTTCCAAGGTGAAGTATTGGGAACAATGGATTCTGCTTCTGTAGCAGTAACAGCTCAAACTGCATCAGTTGCACTTAGAGCAAATGCCTTAGCCCCTACAGTAACTGCAACATCAGCTTCAACAGCTATTGCGGCTCAAACAGCTTCTATTGCTTTAAGAGCAAATGCTTTAGCTCCTACAGTAACTGCAACATCTGCCTCAACATCAATATTAGCACAAACAGCCTCCGTTGCTATTAGGTCAAACACTTTAGCTCCTACAGCTACTGCTTCTTTTGCAGATAGTGCTACTACAGCATCACATACTGCCGGAACAGCTTCAATTGCAAATATTGCTACATATACTTCTGAATGGATTTTAGGAGCTAATGGATCAAGTGATTATACTTTTACAGGACCTGGTTTTACAGGTTCAGCAGCTGATCCAGATATTTATTTAATTAGAGGTCAACAGTATAAATTTACTAATAACCTAGGTGCACATCCATTTAGAATTCAAACAACTGTTAATGGTTCAGCTGGTACTCAATATAATAATGGTGTAACAAACAATGATGTTTCAAGTGGTACTTTAACATTTAATGTACCTATGGAAGCCCCTGAAGTATTATATTATCAATGTACTGCACATGCAGCTATGGGTGGTCCTATCTATATATTAGATACCTCTCCCGTTTCATCTTCATTTGCTACTTCAGCTTCAATAGCTACAACTTCTCAAACAGCTTCTGTTGCACTTAGAGCAAATGCATTATCTCCTTTAGCAACTGCATCAAATGCAGACACAGCTACTTCAGCATCACGTGCTGCTACAGGTGATGGTATATTTAGTGGTTCATTTAGTGGATCATATCAAGGTGATGGGTCAGATTTAACAGGAATTGCTACTACTTTAACTGTAGATGGTGATTCAGGAACTTCACCTGTATCTTTAACAGATGATGATTTACAAATTCTTGGTACTACAAATGAAATAGTAACTGCTATTACAAAAGTTGGTACTGATGTAAAAGCAACAATTAGTTTACCTGATGATGTTACAATTGGTAATGATATTACAATTACTAGAGATGCTCTTATTCAAAGAAATTTAACAGTAAGGGGTACAGCATCATTTGAAGCAACAGCCGATTTAAATATTGCTGATAGATTTATAGGATTAGCATCGGGATCAGCTGCAACTGGTGATGGTGGTATTAATATACAACAAGGAGCAAATGGAAGAGGAGAAGGTTTTGGATTTGAAAATAGTGTATCTAGATGGGGTGTTACAAGCTCATTTGATCCACTTGGGAATACAATTACACCAGATGCCTTTATGACTGTTAACGTATCAGATGGAAGTGCAAACGATCCAACTGCAATAGCAGCTAGGTACCAAAAGAATGGTAATATATTTATAGGAAATACAGGTGATATTTGGATTTATTCGTAATAAAATTAAAAATATAGTTATGTCATTTACTTCAAGCAATTTAGTAGTTGGAAAAAATAATAACTCAAAAAGAACATCAAAAGATGTTGAAGATTTATTAATCAACGAAGAAGAATTAAAACTTATTTTAAGTATTATTAAAGATTGTACTTTTAAAGGAAGTCAAATAGAGGTTATTTACGATCTAACTTTGAAACTTCAAAAAGCTTTATTATCTTTGAAAAAAGACCAATAAAAAATTTTTTTTATATCTTTAAAATATTTATATGCGTATTATTGGCCCGTAAGGGAAGTGGGCAGGCAATCCTGTAACCAACCGTAATAAAAATAAAATGCCGAATTGGAAAAAACTTATAGTTAGTGGTTCCGATGCCACTTTAAACTCACTTGAAGTAGTTCATGCTTCAGGTTCTTTCTCAGGATCATTTCAAGGTGATGGTTCATTATTAACAAATGTAGTTGCTTCAGGTTCAATACAATCAGCTTCTATAGCTATAAGGGCAAATACTTTAAGCCCAGCAGCAACATCATCTTTTTCTGATGTATCCACATTAGCAAGAGCTGGTTCGGGTTCATTTAGTGGTTCATATCAAGGAGATGGTTCAAGTTTAACAGGTATAAATGCTAGTTCTGTAGGATACAGTAATCTTATTACTCTTACTTCCAATTATACAACAACAGCTGATTCCTATAATTCACTTTACGGTCCTTTAACTATAGATAGTGGTGTTGATGTAACAGTTACTGCGGGATCATTTTTGAAAATAGAAGATTTTTAATGAAAAATAAATATTTATAAGTATGAGTGTATTAAAAGTAGGAGCTATACAGCCCAATTCAGGAACTAAAGTAAATATTACTGGTAGTACTTTACTAGTGACAACTGCAAGTGGTCATTTTAGTGGCTCATATGAAGGAGATGGTTCAAGATTAGATGGAGTAAATGGACTTCCATTTACTGGTTCAGGTCAAATTTCAGGTTCATTATTAGTAACGGGTAGTAGTGCTTTAGCATTAAGAGTAACTGGAAGTAGTGCTTTTACAGGTAGTATGTTTGTAAGTGGTACTGTAAGTGGTTCATTTATAGGTGATGGATCAAGTTTAACAGGTATAGATGGTTACGCAGTAGCTAATTCAGCTAATAATAGAGTAATCACATCTGTAGATTCAGAAAATGGTAATGCAGAAGCTAATATGTCATTTGATGGTAGTACATTAAGTATTACAGGTGATGCTACATTAACTGGAACATTAACAGCAGCTACAGGTACTTTTGTTTATCAAATATTCGAATCCTCTTCAACAATTATAACATCTGGATCAAATATATTTGGTGATAAACAAAATGATATTCAACAAATTACAGGTAGTTTAAAAGTAACTGGATCTGTATCTTCAAGTGCTGGATTTAGTGGATCATTTGTAGGAGATGGTTCTGGATTAACAGATTTAGCTGGTGGAGGTCCATTTGCACAAACTGGATCCTTTTTTGCTACTTCAAATGATATTCAAATAACAGGATCATTAAATGCTACTTCTGTTACAGAAACATCAGCTTTAAGATATAAAAAATATGTTAAACCTTTAAGATCTCAATCTGATAATGTATATAAATTAAGACCTGTACATTTTAAATGGAAAGATAATAATAGAGGAGATATAGGTTTAATAGCAGAAGAAGTAGGAGAAGTATATCCTGAATTAGTTTCGACAGGTATTGATGGTAGTGCGGAGGGAATAAGCTACACCAAATTAACAGCAGTTCTTATTAAAACAATTCAAGAATTGTCTGCTCGTATAGATAAATTAGAAAATAAAAATTAAATTAAAATAAGTTATGGCAATTAAGCAAACAAAAATAACAGAAGAAGAATTAAAAGAATTAGAAAATTTTCAACAAAGTATTAATGCAATTACATTTCAATTAGGTCAATTAGCATTAAGAAAATTAAATTTAGAAACTGAAGAAAATATTTTAAAAACACAGTATTCTAATTTACTTAAAACTGAAAAAGAATTAGGTGATAGGTTAAAAGGAAAATATGGTGATTCACAAATTGATTTAAAAACTGGTGATTTAATCCCATCAGAATAATGTTTTTTAAAACTTCTTATATATTTATTAATAGATAAAATAATTCAATAAACGATGGCTGAAACTTTACTTTCCCCAGGAATATTAACCAGAGAAAACGATCAAACGTTAATAACACAGGGTCCTATAACTGCAGGTACCGCTATATTAGGCCCTACAGTGAAAGGTCCAGTTAATATCCCAACCTTAGTTACTTCTTATAGTGATTACAAAAATAAATTTGGTGCTGCATTTGAAAGTGCTAGTATAAAATATGAATATTTAACTTCAATTGCTGTTAACAATTACTTCCAACAAGGTGGTGAAACAGCCCTTATTACTAGAATAGTATCGGGTACGTTTTTACCTTCGACAGGTGTAATTGCCGCTATAGGTACAGGTTCTGGAGATTTTACTACTGCTTCATTTACTTTAGAAACCTTATCACAAGGTGCAATAATGAACAACTCAGGTAGTACTTCTACTAGTGGATCATTAGTAAGTGGATCAGGAGACAACGTTAGATTTGAAATAGCAAATGTAGATTCAGGAAGTGGACAGTTTAATTTATTAATTAGACAAGGTAATGATACAAATGCTAACAAAATTATATTAGAATCTTGGCCTGGTTTATCACTAGATCCAAATTCTGATAATTATATTGAAAAAGTAATAGGTAACCAAAGAAAAACTTTTTCAACGGTAGACGGAGGACAAATTAATACTACAGGATCATTTATAAACAATAGTAGATATGTAAGAGTATCTGCTGTAAATAGTCCTACATTTGATTATTTTGATAATGAAGGTGATTTTAAACCTGAATTTACACAATCATTACCAAAAGTAGGTAGTGGTAGTTACTTAAACCACCTACAAGAAGGTGCTTTTAGTGGAGCAAAAGGAAATGTATACGGAAGTGGAGCTAATGGAAATACTAAACTGAAAATGTTTGAAGAAATTGATGTTTCAAGTATCCAAGGATTAGAACCTGCTTATTATACAGCTTCAATTAGCTTGCTACAAAATCAAGATGAGTATGATTATGAATTATTAGTAGCACCTGGTGTTACAATACAAAATGGTGCTGGAGCTGTAACATCAATGATTGATACAGTTACACAAAGAGGAGATGCTATGACAATTGTTGATACTAGAGATTATGGTTCAACAATATCACAAGCTGTAACAAACGCTGCAACACAAGATACAAGTTATGCAGCTACTTACTGGCCTTGGGTTCAAGTATTATCAAATGAAACAGGAAAATTAGTTTATGTACCTGCTTCAACAGTAATACCTGGAGTATATGCAACAAATGATAGATTAGGAGCTGAATGGTTCGCACCCGCTGGATTTAATAGAGGTGGTGTTGGAGGAACAATTCAAGCAGAAAGAAAATTATCACCAACTCAAAGAGATACACTGTACTTAGGAAAAGTTAATCCAATTGCAACATTCCCAGGACAAGGACCTGTAATATTTGGTCAGAAAACACTACAACAAAAAGCAACATCATTAGATAGAGTAAATGTTCGTAGATTATTAATTGAACTTAAACGTGTAATTGGTCAAGTAGCTGAAGGATTATTATTTGAACAAAACACGGCTGCTACAAGAAATAGATTCTTAAATCAAGTTAATCCTTATTTAGAATCAGTACAACAAAGACAAGGATTATTTGCTTATAGAGTTCAAATGGATTCTGCAAACAATACAGCTGAAGTAATTGATAGAAATCAAATGGTAGGACAAATATTTATCCAACCAACTAGAACAGCTGAATTTATAATTCTAGATTTCAATATAACTCCTACAGGAGTAGAGTTTTAAAAAACTAAATAGACAATATTTATAATAAACATAAAATAACATGGCAGTATTAGATCCAAACGAAATAATGTTCACCGCATTCGAACCTAAAGTACAAAATAGGTTTATTATGTACATTGATGGGCTACCAGCTTATTTAATAAAATCAGCTAGTGCACCAGGATTTGAAGCAGGTGAGATTATACTAGATCATATCAATGTTTACCGTAAAGTAAAAGGTAAAGTAAGATGGAATGATATGACAATTAGCTTATATGACCCAGTAACACCATCAGGTGCTCAAGCAGTAATGGAATGGGCACGTTTGGCTCATGAATCAGTAACCGGTAGAGATGGTTATTCTGATTTCTATAAAAAAGACTTAACATTAGACATCCTAGGACCTGTTGGCGATATCGTCGGAGAATGGGTAATTAAAGGAGCTTATGTTAAAACTGCAACATTCGGAGAATACGATTGGTCTAATGAAGCCGCAATTGATTTAAGTTTAACACTTGCAATGGATTATTGTATATTAAACTTCTAATAACTTTTTACCCCTCCTACCCTTGAATTAGGTGCTCTTTTGAGCACCTTTTTCTTTTTTATATATTTATATCCACAAAATATAGTTATTAAATGGAAAACGTTACAGAAAAACCAAAATTTAAATTCCCAACTGAAGTTGTTGAATTGCCCTCTAAAGGATTAATATATCCTAAAGACAACCCTTTATCTAGCGGTAAAATTGAAATGAAATATATGACTGCTAAAGAAGAAGATATTTTAACTAATCAAAATTATATTTCAAAAGGTGTAGTTTTAGACAAACTTATTGAATCATTAGTTGTTTCTAAAGTAAATATAAATGATATTGTAATAGGAGATAAAAATGCATTATTAATTGCATCTCGTGTATTAGGGTATGGTAAAGATTATACTTTTAGAGCTCTTAATTCAGATTCACGCCAAATTGAAGATTTTACTGTTGATTTAACAACTTTAAAAGATAAAATATTAAAAAAGAAAGATTTAATTGAAGAAGGTATAAATAAATTTAATTATGAATTACCTCATTCTAAAACTTCTATTACTTTTAAAATATTAACTCATGGGGATGAAAAAAAGATAGAAAAAGAAATTCAAGGTTTGCAAAAAATTAAAAAAGATAGTGTTCCTGAAATATCTACTAGATTAAAATATATAATAACTTCAATAGAAGGAGATAGTGAGAAAAAAACAATAAGAGAATTTGTAGATAATTACATGTTAGCTAGAGATTCAAGATCTTTACGTGAAGAAATTAAACGTATATCACCAGATGTTGATTTAACATACATTGGGGAAGGTGCAGAGGAGGGCATCAATATCCCCGTCAATCTTAGCTTTTTTTGGCCTGACGCCTAAATACAGGCAAAATGTATTTTCTCAAATTCATGAAATTGTTTTTCATGGTAAAGGAGGTTATGACTGGCATACAATTTATAATATGCCTATTTGGTTAAGAAATTTTACTTTTAAAAAGATTGAAGAATGGTATAAAAAAGAAGAAGAAGCAAATAATAAACAAACTAATATCTTAAAAAATAATCCTAAAGAAATATCAAGACCTGATATAAATCCCAGTAATGTATACAATGCATCAGTGCCTACTAAAAAGTAGGCACTTTTCATATTTATATTAGAGAAATACTATTTAATGGCTACTCCAGAAGAAGAACAAAGAATTAATGATATACTTAACGAACGTGTAGGTATAGAACAAGAATTATTAAGTAATCAACAAGATTTATCAAATGTTATACTTGATCAAGTTAAAAATTTAAGTTTTTCTAAAGTTGAACAATCTTCTATTAGATCTATTACTAGGGACCTTGCTAAAACTGCCCAAGAAAACTACTCAGTATCTTTAAGAGAATTAGGTACTAAAAAATTAACAAAAAAATTAGAAGAAGATAAAGAAAGAATTGGAAAAAGAATACAACAACTTAGCCAAATAGAAGTTAAATCTTTAACTAATAACAAAAGATTACAAGCTGAAATACAGGGAAGTATTAATGAACAAGTAGAATCAGCTAAAAAACAATTAGTAGCTACAACTGCATTAGCTGACCAATCAGAAAAAATAGGAAATAATTTTGGAGTTGATGCTTTTCAAGGATTTTCTTCTTTAGCCCAAAAAATCCCAGGTCTAGGTAAATTTTCAAAAGAATTTGCAACTGCCGCTGATACAGCTAGAATATCAGCTGCTGGTGGGGCAAGCAGTATTACTGCTTTTGGAAAAGGTTTAGCTTCAGCTGCAAAATCTATAGGTCCTTTATTACTTTTAACCCAATTAGTTTCAACACTTATTTCTCTTGATAAATCAAGTGGTGAAGTAGCTAAAAATTTAGGAATTTCTTATGATGAAGCTATAGGTCTAACTGAAGAACTATCACAATCAGCTGAATTTTCTGATAATTTATTTGTTAATAGTGCTAATTTATTAGATGCTCAAGTTCAAATAAGTCAGGTTTTAGGTACTAATGTTAAATTAAATCAAGATTTACTTAAATCACAAGTTGAATTAACTAAACAAGCTGGATTTTCAGTAGAAGCAGCTACTACATTAGCCACTTTATCTTTAGCTACTGGTGATTCTACTGATGAAATTACTAAAAGCTTTTTAGGGCAAACTGTTGCCTTAAATACTCAAAATAATGTTCAAGTTAATTCTAAACAATTATTAGAAAGTATAAATAAAACTTCTAAAGGTACTTTAGCTACATTTGCTAATCAACCTAAAGAATTAGCAAAAGCAGCATTCCAGGCAAGAAAGCTAGGTTTAGAAATTTCTACTTTAGAATCTATGGCTGATGGTTTATTAGATATAGAAAGTTCACTTACAGCTGAATTTGAAGCTGAAGTAATTTCAGGGAGACAACTTAATTTAGAAAGAGCAAGATATTTTGCTTTAACTAATGATATAGCCGGTGTTGGTAGAGAAATAGAAGCTCAAGGTATTACTCAAGAATCATTTGCAAAAGCAACTAGAATTGAACAGGAAGCATTAGCCAAAGCTGTTGGATTATCTAGAGATCAGTTAGGTGAATCTTTAATATTACGTAAAGGTTTAGTAGCAGCCGGAATGGATAATGCAGAAGAAGCTAAAAAAGAATTTGAAAGATTAAAAGCAATAGGTGGGGAACAATATGCT